CCCCGCCGCCGTGCCGATCTGGACGTACTGGTAGCGGTCGTTGGTGAGGCTCGCTACCTTGGCCGCGCCCACCGCGCCCGCCGCCGTCACGTCGTAAATGTTCCCGCCGTTGGCGGCGAACAACTCCCCCGTTCCGGTCAGCGGAACATACGGCATCAGGGTTTCAACGGCCCCCGACATTCCCGTGGCGTGGGAGGCGGAACCCTTGCGGAGCGTCACCTTGTCGGGCTCGGGAAACCAGTTATCAAGGATAACCGCGTTCTTGACCGGCATATCCGCCAAGGCGGCCCGCGTGTCCCATCCCCCGACCGGGGGCGGAAGTGATTTTGAAACAGCCAGTCCTTGGGCCATTTACATCACGTTGATGGTATCGACGTTGATCCCGGGCACCCCGCCGAAGTGACGGCTGCCGCCGAAGATGTCAGCCGATACCATGACCCCCGCGCTGGGTTGGTCGTTTTCCAGAAGGGTATTGGCGTAATCCTCGAAGTCCTTGGCGGCGGCTTCGCTGGGCTGTCCCTCGCCGTCGAGATAGACGAATATCATGGACCGGATGTGCAATTCCTCGTCCAGCACCGGAATGTCGGCGTCCAGCGCCCAGGCGCTTTTCCCGGTAACGCCGGTTGAATCCGTACACCACAAATTCGAGACGTACTCGAAAGCCAGGGACTCACCGCCTGCAAACACGGGGATGGTCAGAAGTGATCCACCACGGATGATGAACTTCTTATCCCCGGAATAGCTGTTGGCTTTCAGGCTTTGCCATTCCGCAGAGGTGATCGGCCCCGTCAACAGCTTGACGCCGCTCCGGTCCCAAAAAGTCTCGGGAATGATGCGGTCGAAATCGGATGGCAGAATGGCGGTCTGCGTTTCCGTCGCCAATGCGGTGAATGTCTTTTCCTTCCGCAAGGCCGACCACACAACGCCCTTCATAAGGCCCTTGCCGACCTTCTGGGCGATGCGGAGCAGCTTCTGTGTCTCTGGCTGGGTGTTGCCGATAACCGTTAACGGGCGGTTTATGAACACCTCGTCCGCAACGGCCTGGCAGATCGTGAGCAGACTCACCTATTTGCCCCTTTTCGCCTTCGGCTCGGCAACGACAACCTTTGGCTTGTTCCAGTTTTCCATCGCGACCTGCGGGCTGTCATACCAGCCATCCGGGGCCTTGTCGTTGTCGCCTACCCACTTCTTCTCGACCACATGGGCGGCAAGCGCCCGGTAGATTTTCTTCATCTATTCGTCTCCTTGCAGATAACCGGCCCAATTCTGCCGGGCATAATTCAGTGTGTCCCTGCGGGATTCGATCTCGACAATCCCGCGCTCGTAGCTCTTGATAAGTTCTTCCATAGTGGCGACGGCCCCGGATTTGAGGGCGGCCAACTGTTTTTCCAATTCCAGCATTTCTTGGGTTTTTTCTTTTGCCAGCGTGATTTCAAGCTCACGTAATGTTGTTTTCCGCTTCTGCTCCGCGTTGTCGCATTCCAAAAGCCTGTTCTTGATCCGGCCGGCAATGGGGTGATCAAACGGATAAACCGGCTTGACCATTAGAAACTCGGCGGATTTGGGGGCCGTGAAGTTGATCGGGTTTGCCCGGTGCTTGGTTCCCAAAAGAATGAGGTGCCAAATCCCCGCCCGCTGGTCCTCGTATTCCTCGCCCATGCTGGCGTTGAGGCCATACAGGGCCATGTCCGTCAGTTCCGGGCGTAACAGGTGCCAGAAGCCAAGCCAATGCAGGGACGAGCGGAGAAAGGGTTTTCCGAATGTCTGTTCCAGCTTTTCCCTTGGGAACGGGAGCGCATCCGGCAATTCGGGGTGTTGTTCAAATGTATAAACGGGACACTTTAGTTTTTGCAGCCAGCGAAAATATTCGTTCTCGTCGCGCCAGAGGTTCTTTAAATCATGGCACTCAAGCCAGCCCGTCCAGCGGTCGTCTTTGCCGACCAGGGACAGCCCGGGGCTTGACCCCCAGAAGTCCCATTCCTCATCGTCAAACGGGGCCGACGCCCAATGTTCCGCCGTGCCGACGATGCAAACTTTCTTATTGGAGGTTGCCGGGGGCAACCAAGCCCCCGGCCCCTCTTTCGATACTTCGGTCATTAGGTGGTTGTTACGCCACCGACTTGGGCGATGACTTCCCAAACGGTTGCCGATTGCCCTTTCAACGTGATCGAGTCTCCGATGGCGGCGAAAAGAACCTGGGTGCACGTCGCCCCAGCGGTTCCCCACACCGTCACCGCGCCGGTTCCCATGTTGATGGTCGCCGCCGTGCCGCAGTCGTTCAACAGCGTCTTGATGATGCCCCTGACCGGCGCATCCATCGTGTAGGTCAACGCTGCCGTGCCGCCTACGCGGCTCAATCCATAGTTTCGGAGGTTGGCGGTCGTCGCGCCGTCCTCGTCATCCATGAACAGGCTCTTGAACACCGTCGTCACCGAACCGGATGAGACGGACAGAACGACCAGATGGGCGTTCTTGTCGGATGCCTTGACCATCACCTCGTCGCCCGCCACCAGGGACAGGTTATCATCGGTGTTGTTGATGTAACCAGCCGTGTTGACGGTCGCCAGGGTGTCGTCGGCGCTGGCGTCCAGGAAGTAGAGGTTGTAGCCCGTAGCCGTAAGGCCGAGGGCGCGCAGCTTGTCTTTATTGAAAGCCATTGTTCAGCCCTCCTAGTTCAAGCCCAACCGACACGCCAGCGGCGCACGGATGGTCTTGTAGCCGTACAGAACGTCGATACGGCACGGGAACGCATCGTTGTTGATGTCGTAATCGCGGACGATACGCATGGAAACCCCGTCGAGCACCTGACGCGAAGCGAAGTCCACGCCGCTCGGCATTTCGAGGTCGGCGGTGACGAACGCGAACGCGTCCTTGTGGTAGCCCATCGAGATTTGATAATCGGCGCTCGCCGCCACTGCGGTCGAGGCATCCGATTCCTGCTTGTTCAGCTTGGCATCGTCGCCAGGCCCGGCATTGACGTTCTGCGTCGCGCCGGAGGTGACAATGGCCGGGCTGATTGACAGGCTGGTTGCCGAAACCCCGGCATCCGCCGTGACAACGAACTGCTTGAGCGTCCCGGTTGACGCCTTGGTTTCCGGGTGGACAGAGAAAACGCTGTCGATATTGAAGATGTCACCCTTCTTCCAAGTGCCGGCTCCGGTGTCAATCGTCAGGGTCGCGCCGGACTGGCCCGCCCCGTTGATCAAGTAGTCGCCGGTGCCGTCGTCCGTGCCGGTCGTGTGGATCGGCCACAGAGTGTTCTCGTAGACCTTTTGGAATCCCAAGAACTGGTTCTGGACCATGCCTTCACGGAATTGTTCGCTCAACTGGCCTGTCGGGTTGTATTGACCCGCCAGGGCCGCGATCAAATCCGCGCTCTCGGTGGTGCCCAGGTTCAGGCAACGATCCGAGGACGGGGCCAGGAAGTCGGTCAGGCGCTTGGAGTTCTTAAGCACCAGGGCCACGGTTGCGGCCGCACCAACGTCGCTGATCTCGTTGTAGATGTCCTTGTACATGGACATTGCGTCACTCTCGATATTCGCGGCCAGAACCGACATCGCCGGTTTCAGGATGCGAGACGAAAAGTCGTCCAGGGACAAGGTTAGTTCGTCGGAGGTGAACGAAACGTCCACGCCCTTCTGAGTGCCCACGGTCAGCGTGACGCTGGACTCCGTGGTAGCCTGCGTCGAGAGAACGCGGCCCGAGCGGACCGTGTACTCGTTCGGCAGGCGGATTTTCAGCGATGAACCGATCTTCGCGCCATCCTTGGCGAAGCTCTTGTCATACTGGCGGTTGATGGTGCCGATGAAATTGAGCTTCTGATGGAGGATGCGAAGGGCTTCACGCGTCACCGCTGTCGGGGTGAGTAGTGTATTCGCCATTACTGGCTCCTTCTATGGGAAAGCGCCGCCTCGCGGCGGTGCCGGAACAAGTCTAGGCTTCCGCCTTCTCCTTGTTCCTCTGTTGCAGGTTGCGCCGACGCACCCATTCTTCCGGTGAAAGTTTGTCTGCATCCTTCACCAGATCGAGGGTTGCTTTGCCCCCCTTGCCCTTTATGGGCTTAAGGGGAACGGCCGGCGCGGGTTGCGGTTTGGCGGGTTTCCCCGCCTCGGCCTTCATCTTGCGGTACATCATGGATTCGTAAGCCATGACAGCGGCGACCGGGTTTAGTTGCCAATCCTCGGCGGATTCTTTCTTGACGCCGAAGTTCTTGACAACGTAATCCACGACTTCCGGGGCTTTCTCTGCGAAGCCCTTTATCTGGCGCTCGACCAGAACCGCCCCCTCCTGTCTGCGCCGGGCAATCTCGGATTGCTGCGTTTGGGAGAGTTCATGTTCCTGCCGTGCGACTTGGCTTATGACCTGATTAAGCTCGGCCTGCTTTCGTGACAGCGTATCCGACAGTTGCCTGGCCTGATCCGGGTTGGATTGCCAAAGCTCCTGTTGGTTGATCTGTGAAAGCTGCTCAAGCTCGGCGCGTAAAGATAGGCCGCGTGAGTAATCCTTCAGGGTCTGGTCGGTGAGGGTCTGGAACTTCTGGACTGCGCTTTCCCGCGCTTCCAGGGCCTTTTCCTTCTCCGCTACAGTCTGGCTGCGTTTGGTGTAGTCGGACCACGTTCCCTTGGTGAACTCGTCCAATTTCTTGGCGACTTCCTCGGGGATCGCGTCCTTCGGAACCGAGAGCTTGTTGCCGCCGAAATCAAACTCGCGCAACTCCGGCTCTTGTTCCTCGTCGTCGCCTTCCGCTTCGCCTTCGGGTTGTTCGCCGTCCGGTTCGGCCTCGGGCTCTTGTTCGCTTTCAGCCTCCGGGGTTTCCGGCGCTGCTTCTTCCTCAACTCCCGTATCAGGGGCGGTTGATTCCTCGGTCATAAAAAAACTCCTTCAAGGGCGGGCTGTTAGACCCCTCCCATTGGGTTAGGGCGCATCGCTGCGGCCATCGGTCCCGGTAAGCCTTGCGGTTGGCCGGGGGTTGCCGCCCCGCCCCCGGACTGCGGCATTGCCGCTCCCGTGGGTTGGACGGAATTGAGTGCGTTGAGGACGGCCTCAAGGGCGTCCAGTTGCGAGCCGGTAACGGTGGCCCCGGCCTTCGCCAGGTTGGCTATGGCTGCGGCGCGGAGGCTTTCGATCTTGGCCTTGTCCAATTCGGTGACTTCGGGGGCCTTCGGGGCCTGTGGCGGCGGGGCCAACCCTTCCGCCTGCTGGATATTCGGGGGCAACAGCATTTGCAGGCGCTTCTTGAGCTTGTCCGCGCCCACGAAATCCAAATGATCGGCCAGCATATCCCCGATGTACGGGGCCGCGCCCGGCACCTGCCGCATGATTTCGATGAGGACTTCGCGGGCTTCCTCGCGCTGTGTCGAGTAGGACGGCCCGGCCTTCACCGTCACGTCATACTTGCCGACATTGAGGTTGTATATCTTCGGCTTGCCGTCCGGTCCAACCTCGTTAGGCCCGTCCTGGGTGCCTAGGGTAACGACCTGCTCTTTCTTGTCCTCGCCCAGGATGCGAATAGTGGACCTTTCCGAATACACGCTCGGAATGATGTCCACCAGCACCTTGCCGGCGTAGCGGATGGCCCGGTTCAAGTTGTCGGGGAAGTGGAAATTCGAGGTGTCGGATTCCTTCTGCCGGGCAAAGATGGCCTTGCCCGAGGTTTCATTGGAACGAGCCCCGAGGGACGGGTCGTAAATGCCGATGATGGCCTTGATGTCGTCGGACGCGTTTAGGGCCTCCTGCAACGCCCCGGCGGGAACGCCAGCGAACGCCTGCCGTGTCGGGGCCACTCGTTTGCCGCCGTCATCATCATATTCCAAATATGAGTGCGAGCGCGTGTTGGCTGTGCGCCACTGTTCTTCCTGCCCCTTCGGCACGAAGCCCTTGGGGCCTACCCACGGCGCACGGGGCGCAAGGGCAACCAACTCGGTCGAGGCCGAACGCCAGAAGTTAAACATGGTCTGCGGGTCGCGGGCGTCCCTGATCATGGACCGGAAATGCCGCTTGCCCTTGACGATGACTTCCTCGCCCCATACCGGGCAGATCGGGATTGTCTCGCCCGGCCACGGGTCGTCCTGCAATACCTCGACGCCGGTTATCTTCCTGCGCGTGACCTTGTAGAACTCGACTTCGCGCTCCCTCACCACTTCCAGCCCGGAAGTCTGCAGGAACATCCGCGCAAGCTCGTCGTCCTTGACCCCGCCTAGGTCTAGGCCGCCGGCCGTGGCCATTTCCTTCGCCATGCGGGGGAGTTGGTCCTCACGGATGGCCTTGAGCGTTTCCTGGCCGGTTTGTTGGTTGACGCCCTTGACCAGAAGCAGCTTGCGGGTGTCCATTTCCCGGTGCCAGTAGTCGGCAACCCGGATTTTGTCATCCTCAAGCCAATGGGCCATTGACGCGGCTTGGCCGTCATCGAAGCTGACCGGCTCCGCGTCCGGGTACATCGTCTCGAACACGTCCTTGTCGATCATATCGCTGACAAAGGCGTGGTCCCAGTCCGAGGCGTCGAACTCGGTGGAATTGGTGTCCCAATGCACCATGAGCGGGTTGGCTATCCGCTCGATCCGGGCCTCCATGTCGAAGGTGTCGGCGTGGGCGTAATCAATCGCAATCTGGAAGAACCCGAAGCCGCCCGTTACCGCGTGGTCGATGGCGGTGTCATAGGCCACCTCGGCCCCGGCACCGTTGCGCTCTATGGACCGGATCAGCCCGCCAATGACCTCGGCCGTAGGCGGGTCCGCCCCGCTGTCAACGGGCGACACCACGATGCCGGGCTTGTTCTGCCGGGCCTCGTTGACCACCTGGCGGATGAATGACGGCAGCTTGTTGATGGTCAGGCAGGGGCGGCCTTCGGCGGCGCGTTGCTTTTTGATTTCCGCCGGCCACTGATCGGCCAGCCGCGAAAACTCAATATCCGACTCGGCGTCCGTTCTATTGAAACTGGACGCGGTTTCGGACTCGTCAAAGCGTTCAAGGGCTTCCTTGATTACGTCGGCGTCGTTAGCCATCTAGGCGGCGGTCCTTTTCCTGAATTTCTCGACCTCGATATCAATGGCCTGTTCGGCAAGGCCCATGTACCTGTCGTTGGCCTCGAATGTGTGGCCCTTCGGCGCGAGGTTGATGATGCTGTCGTAATTCTCCATCGCTTCCCGGTGCTTCTCATGCGCGGCCTCGATGGGAAGGCCGTTCAAGACCTCGATAGCGTAGCGATGCACAGTCATCCGGTTGAAGCAGTACCGGGCGCTGTGGAGCTTCATTTCGTCGGCGGTCATCATCCCATCCAAGCGTGTTCGGTGTTGTGCGGGCCGCCCGTGGGCCGGGGCTTTTCCTCTACCCGCTGCATCTGCGGAAACAGGTGCGTCATAGCCAGCACCAGCGCATCAACCCGGTCAGGCGAGCCGTCGCCCGTGTAGTCCACGCTGGTCATCATGCATTGTTGGTCCTCTAGCTTAGAGAATGTGCCGCAATGAGAGACGCGGCCAAGCTGATAGAGGGCCGATATGGGCTTGGCCCGATCCGGTTTCCGGCGAGTGACGTGGACGCGGATAATGCGAAGATCAGGACGGACCGCCTTGAGGGTTTGCTCAACATGATCCCCGCCTTGGTTATCCTCTAGAATGACCGCATCGGCCTCATGCAGGTCGTACAGGGCCACGGTATTGACCGCCCACTGGTGCGGCGTGAACTTGTCGGACGAGTCGTCGATGACATAGCCACGGCCGTCCGAGCCCTTGCCGCAGGTTATAACCCCGTATTCGTCCGAGTCCTTGTCGTTGGACATCGCCGGATCGCAGCCGATCACCACCATATCGAGCGGCGGGGCTTTATCCCTGCGATGCGCGTGTAGCGTGGCCCTGTCCCAGATCGCCCCTACCGCCGTGGGCTCATACTCACCCAGCCAGATATGGCCGTAGCGTTGCTTATTGTGGGCCTCGTCGTAGGCGCGTTCGGCCTCGAGTTCCTTCGAGAACCACGGGTTGTCCATGAAGTTGGCGCGGACAACCACGGCATCCTCGGGCGGGCTTATGCCCCGGAGGAATTGGTCAACAGGATCGGCCGCGCTGCGCGGGTTCCAGCCGAACCATAGTTCTGACCCAGCCTTACGAATGGTGGGCCTCAGTAACTCAAGCGAGCGGGCCGATAGGGTCTGTGCTTCCTCAACGTAGGCTATGTCGAAGCCTTCAAGGGACTTCACGGACTGCGCGGTATGATCCTGCATCCCCTGGAAGATCATTATGCCGTCGCCGGGCGTAACGATCTTGTCGTGGAACACGCCGAAGTGCGCCCCAACGTCATGGGCGCGTATCTTGTCCTCGATGAGTAGCTTTACCGATTCCTTGAGGGTCTTTTGGACTTCACGAAGGCAGACGATCCGAGCGCCTTCGCCACGGGCCGCCAGGTCAAGCGAGCGGCGTATGCTTAGGCTGGCGAAGAAATGCGACTTGCCGGAACCACGGCCGCCGTGCGCCGCCCTGTAACGGGCCGGGGTTAGAAGGGGCTCGAATACCGGAGCCCAATCAATCCTAACCCTTGTTGTGGTTGACAATGTGGTTTTCGACCACGAACCGAACCGGGCCGCCGTCGCCGCCGGCTATTGTCTGCGCGGGCTTGCCGTCCAGCCTGTCCCCGATTTCCCTGATGGCCTGCAAGTCTCCATCCAGCCCCATCGCAACGCATTTGTTGGCGAGGACTTCAAGGTTCTTTGTCGGCTTGCCCTTTTCCACGACACGAAGGACGGCGCGGCGCAAGGCGTCGGACCATATCTTGTCTTGTCCCTTATTCGTGCCTGAGCGGCCAGGCTTGCCCGCCATTTTGAAAATTCCTATTCGGTTGATTTGATTTGGTGATTTGGTGGAGCCGTGGGGCGCTAACCCCAATCCCGTGACAGCTTATGCAGGCTCACGGCTGCTGCTGCTGTCCGGTCGATATGCGGCCCCGAAACGCCTACGGCACACCCGCTGACAAGGGGTGTGAATGATTATTAACGATATTTCAACACGTTACAAAACAGTGAACCCGTGTTAACGCCATACTAGATGATGCGCCGATATGTTGTCAAGCCACAAACTCTTGTTTTATCGTCGCCCGAACTGCCCGACCGAATAAGTTCAATAGGGCCACCACCCGGCCTGCCTCGCTCTTAACGAACAACCCCTCCAGTCCACAGTGAGTGCCGCCGATCACCCGTATCTTCTGGCCTGCCTTGAACGCCATCGGCTTCGGCCGGTCGTCCTCAAGGATCACGGCTCCGTTGCCCTCGTTAACCCGCATCTGCAATTCAACGATGACGCTGGCGGGGACAATCGCGGGTTTGTCCGTCACCCTGAGCAACTCACCTACGGGGCGGTTGGGATCAAGAGCACCCCACGGCTTCGTGGTTATCTCGATAAACAAATACCGGGGGAACAACGGCCTTGTGATGCTCTCCCCCGGCTTAATGCACATCGGCAGGAACGGCGAGTATCCCTGTTCAGAAAGTGTCTTGTAGGCCCGCACTTCGTGGGCCGGCTTCGTATAGACTACATGGTAAGTCACTTTTTAAGTATCTCCCGAAGTGTCCCTGGGATTCGGCTTCATGGAAATACCCGGCGCATGGGCATTCTGCCCGAGCGATGTCTGACTTCCGCCGCTACGCCGGGGCCGTTCATTTGCCAGTCTTAACTGCCCGCTCTACATGAGCGTTGATAAACTGTTCTTGTTCCTCATAAGAGGGGCCGCCCTCTCCCGGGGCAGAGCGAATACTGAGCGGGGTTTGATTTCTTATTTGGTATTTAAGGAGATTCCTGATTTCACAAAGGACATCCAATTCTGTCTCTTTTTTCATATTCATTTCCCCGCCTTGATGGCGTCGATCAACCCGCGCCAGTCGTCTATGAACATGGCCACGGCTGTCCTGTGCTTGCCGTGCTTGATGTATTCGATTTCAGGCTCCCGCATAACGTCGAGGATGACGTCTATTGTCCCATTCACCATTTCCGCACGACGCTTGGGGTGTATGTCCTCAGGCCAACGCACATCTAGTGCCTGCACCATCTTCTCCCGCGTACTCATTTTTCCACCTTGATACACCGATAATATCCGCGCTTCCTGTCTGGATCGTGCCTCGACAATGCCTTCACCGTATCAAGACAGGTTTTTAAATCCCCGGCTTGGGCATAGGTGTGGAATGACGGGGCCGGTTGCGGGGGGATTACGACTAGTGCAACGTAAACTACGAACCACATATCAACCTCTTGCTGCGGATTCTTTTTCTCGGCGGGCCTGTTCGCGTTCGGTTATCTCGCGCCTAATTCGCGTCAATTCCATAGACGACACCGGGCTTTTCCAACCCAACCTACGGCGCGGCGCGGCGGTATAGAGTTCATGCGCCTGCCTGATTTTCTCGATTTCTTCAGGCGTGGCCCTCGGCGCTTTCGGCTTCTCGACCTCAAATCTCTCCGCCCGCCGTAACATCGTCAGGAACCGCCGTTCCGCCTCGCATTGCCTATCCAGGAATTGCTTGACCTCGGCAAACGCCGGGAACCATTTGAATTCAGCGGCGGCGCGTTTTAATGTTTCCGCCGTGAAGCACCAGGCCGGTTGTTCCAGCATATCGGCATAGGCCGCGACCTTCACCCGCACACCCGCCGCCGTGTCATCCTTGGAAGCTGTCAGCATCCCCAGCCGGGCCAGCCATTTGCTCACCAACGCAATCGGGGCGCGTTGCAGGCTTTCCTCGACCAGCCCGGCCAATCGCGCAGCCTCGGCCTTGATTTCGTCCGTCATCGGCGCGGCGTTGAAATATCTCGCCGCCTGTTGTCCGTCACCGAGCGGCACGTCGACAAAACCCTGAAGCCAAGCCGACAACTCCAACGATGGAACCAACGGCCCGGATTTTTCAGTAGTCACTAGATCATTCATTGCATCTCCAATTCCGCCGCGACGGCGGCAAAGCCGAGCTGCTGCTCGCGCAGAAGAAGGACATGCGCCAGATC